GCTCAAGCTCGCGAGCCGTGAGTGCTGCGGCGCTTCTCTGGATCATCGGGAGCCTCCTTGCTTCGCGAGCCATGACCGGCCCGCCTCGGGATTGATGATGCTGGCCATCGGCCGGCTGACGAGCTCGAGCTCGCCGGCGCCGAACGCGCCGCGGAGCGGGCCGAGCTGGATGACGATCGCCTACGCCGGCCGTCGCGGTGACGAGCCCCTGGCGGCCGGCGTAGGCGCCGACCAGGACTCGAGCGGTATCGCCGGCCTTCACCCGATCGCCTCGACGATCCGAGGGTCGAGGTCCTCGCGCTTCACGGCGCCGATGCTGAAGCCGATCTGGATGAGGTCGTAGAGCGCCTTCTGCGCGTCGCCCGTGTTGCCCCAATCGACCCGGCCAGTCTCGGCGAACGCGCGAGCGTGGGCGGTGACGTCGGCGCGGAGCTTCTCGGCGATCTTGAAGCTGAGCTCGCCGGCCTGCTCGACGAACCGAGCCTCGGCGGTGACGGCCGGCACGCGGCCGTGGAGCTCGTCGTCGGTCATGTAGGAAGAGAACATTGGAGCCTCCTGGTCGGTTCGGGTGGTGGTTCCCATGACCAGACGTTACCTCTGCGCAACCGGATTGTCAATACCCTCGCGCAACGTTAACAATCGGCCTCGCGGTCAGGCCTGGACGCGACGATCAGCGACCGCGAGCGCCGGCCGACGGCCTCGGGCCCGCCCTCGAGGAGCGCGAGGAGGTCGAGCTCGACGCCGCCAGGCGCCGATGGGTAGCCGCGCTCGACCCGCTCGACCAGGCGAGCGATCTCGGCGAGCGCCTGCCGGTAGTCGCGGCCGCGATACCAGCGGACCTCGGCCGAGGTCGGCGACGCGCCGCCCGCCCGCCAGAGCGCGCCGCTGAGCCGGCCCGAGCCGGGGCCCAGGGTGGTCATCGCTCGGCCGCCGCCTCGACGTAGGCGCGGAGCCGGCCGGCGTCGGCCGCCGAGCTCCAGCGCCAGACGAGCGCAGACGTCACCTGAGCGACCTCCCGGCCCCGGCCGCTCGTGGAGCGGGCTGGCCCAGGGTAGTAGGTGACGTGGACGATCGCGGCGCCCTCGTCGACGATCGCCCGCTCGACGGCCCGAAGGACGGTCCGGCGCTGCGGCGTCGACTGCCAGAGGACGTTGGATCCGCGGAGCCAGCCCTCGACGACGTAGTGGGATCCCGACGCGGTCTCGGCCATCAGTCGGCGCCCGGAGCGACGAGCTCCTCGAGCGGCTGGACGAGCTCGGCGAGCGCGTCGACGAGGTAGGGCCCGCCGAGCCAGTCGGAGCCTTTGCCCTCGAGCTCGGCCATGTGGTAGGCGCGGAATCGGTGAAGCCGCTCGCGAACCTCGGGCTGAACGCTCGAGCGCGGCAGACACTCGACGAGGTGGATCGCCTCGGCGAGCTGGCTGAGCGCCGCGGCCGCCTCGTTCACGGCGTCGAAGAGGACGTCCGGGATCGGCGAATCGTCGTCGTCGCGGACCGGCTCGGCGCCGGCGCGTCGGTCGACGTCCGGATCGAGCTCGGCGTTCAGCTCGTCGAGAGTCGGATCCCAGGAGCCGTCCTGCTGCGGAGTGTCGTCGTACATCGGAGCCTCCTTCGGGCCGGTGGAGCCCAGGACTAGCGGGCGCGATTGATGAAGAGCGTCAGCGGGCTGACGTAGTGGGTGCGCGGCCCGGCGGCCGCGAACTCGGCGACCCGCTCCTCGTACCGCGCCATTGCCTCGGCGGTCGGGACGAAGAGGTCGTGGCCGGTCGCGACGGCGTGAGCGTGGCGGGCCTTGCGGGTGTCGGCGGTGGCCTGACAGGTGGAGCACTTCATGTCCGTACCTTACCTCTGCGCAACCCCGTTGTCAATACCCTCGCGCAACTTTCCGCCAACGTTAACACTCCGCTCCAGGACGACGTTCCGGAGCGCGTCGTAGGCCGCGAGGAGGTCGAGGAGGTTCGCGATCCAGGCGCCGTCGATCCGGCGCTCCAGCTCGGCCAGGACGTCCGGCTGCCCGAGGATCCAGCGGATGTGCGGGGTGTCCAGGCGCGCGAGCTCCGCCGGCGCGAGCTCGGCCATCCGGCCGAGGACCGCCTCGAGCTCGAGCGGGTCGACGTCGACGACGAGTGGCTGGATGACGCCGAGGTCCTTCATGCCGCGACCCGGAACCCGGCCGGCACGGCGCCGGTCTGGTCGGTCACCGGGAGCGGGCGCCGCGGGACGATGGCGTGCCAGAGGTTCCGGTCGGCGATCGGGTCGAACACCTGGCGGAGCCGCATCGCCGAGCTGGCCGGCGGGAACACGAGCCCGTTTGATGGCGGGAACCGGCGCGCCGGCTTGGCCGGGTGGAGCTCCTGCCCGACGAGCTCGACGTGGTCGAGGCACGGCCGGCAGACATGGTGGCCCAGGCTGACGCGGTACACCGCGTGCTCGGACCGGCGCGCGTCGCACCGGTCGCACCGGACGAGCGCCGCGCCGCGCGGGTTGCGCGACAGGCGGATCTGGCCGCGGTCGGTGATCGGCGACGGCCGACCCTCGCCGTCGACGGCCTGGACGAGGGTCAGGACGATGGCCCCGGTCATCGGTAGATCCCCTTCGACCGGAGGAGCTCCTTCGAGACGCCGAGCTGGCGCGCGACCGAGAAGAGCGACTCGCCGTCCGCGAGCATCGAGCGCGCGTCGCGCTGCGTCGCGTAGTCGAAGTGCGCGTAGGCGTCGGCCCGCGCGATGGACTCGAGCGACGTCCGCCCGACGATGCCGCACTCGGCGCAGCGGAGCTCGAAGCCGGCGAGCGCGCCGGGCCCGGTCGCCTCGACCGGAGCGTAGGTGGTGGAGTGGCGCATCGGGTGAGCCTCCTGGTCGGTTCGGGTGGTGGTGCCCATGACCGAACGTTACCTCTGCGCAACCGGATTGTCAATACCCTCGCGCAACGTTAACAATCAGGCCGCGGTCCAGGTCTGGACGCCGCCGAGGGCCATCCAGCGCCCGAGCGCCATGTCGAGCGCGACCATCCCGTCGATGCGCTCGGAGCTGTGGCGCTTTGACGGCTTGGCATTGCCCGCGGCGTCGAGCTCGACCTCGACGTTGCCGGCCATCCAGCGGAGGATCGGGTGCCCGCCGTGGCGGAGCTTGCGCTCGAGGATGAGCTTCTCGAGCTCGCGCCAGGCCGGAGCGAGGCCGGCGTGGGTCTGGTGGATCGGGATCATCGACGCGCCGGACGAGCTGAGATCGAGCGCGAGCTGCGTCGCGTTCCAGGCGTCGTAGCCGATCTGCCCGAGCGAGTACCGGAGCGCGAGCGCGATGATCTCGTGGCGGACGAAGTCGTAGTCGGTGACGTTGCCCGGCGTCGCGATGAGGAACCCCTCCCGAACCCAATCGGCGTACGGGACGTGATCGCTCGCCGACCGCTCGGCGACCCCATCCTCCGGGCACCAGAACCGGACCAGGACGTCGTAGATCCCGGTCGCGTCGTCCCGGAAGAGGAGGATGAACGCCGTGAGGTCCCGGACCGATGCGAGGTCGAGCCCGCCGTAGGCGCCGGCGCCCGGCGCGTGGCCCAGGAAGATCACGGCATCAGCCGGCACCGCCTCGTCTGTCCGCTCGAGGCGCTCGGGCGGGAACGTCCGCGCGTACCAGGCCTCGTAGGTCTCGAGCTCGCCTGTCTCGTCCTCGAGCCGGCCGGAGCACGCGTCCCACTCGTCGATCGAGATCGCCCGGGTCGACTGCTGCTGGCCGACGTTCATCCGGAACTGCATGTAGCCGGACCAGGCGGCCGGCGACCGGCGCGCCTTCGCCGCGGCCTCGCGGAGCGTATCGATGTTGACGCTCACGCCGAGGTTCGGGTTGGCCTTCGGCCAGACGGCCTCGTCGAACGGATCGTCCGGGACGACGCCGGGCTCGGGCGAGTCGTAGCCGTCGAGGGTGTAGATGAGCGCCAGGACCGAATCGTCGTCGGCCCGGCCCTCGACGATCGCCCCGGCGTCGGCGCGCTCATCGGCCCAGACGCTCTCGCGCTTCTTGCCGGCGGTCGTGATGATCGCCAGGATCGGCTGCCGGCGGGCCGACATCGACGTCTCGACCTGGGTGAGGACGTCGCGCGACTCCAGCGCGTGGAGCTCGTCGACGATGCCGCCGTGAGCGTTGATGCCCGTGTCCGAGTCGGAATCCCGGCCGAGCGGTCTGAACACGCTCGCGGTCGGCTCGTGGACGAGAGACAGCGCATAGCGGCCCACGCGGGACGCTAGGCCGGGGTTGTGCTTGATGAGCTGGTCGGCATCGCTCCAGACGAGCTTGGCCTGGTCCCGCTTCGAGGCGACGGAGTAGACCTCGGCCCCGGCCTCGCCGTCAAAGAACGCGAGGAGGATCGCGATGCCGGCGGCGAGGAGGGTCTTGCCGTTCTTGCGGGCGACCTCGAGGTAGAGCTTTCGGAACCGGCGCGTCCCGTCGGCCCGCTTCCAGCCGAAGAGCGAGCCGATGATGAACTTCTCCCAGGCCTCGAGGATGATCGGCAACCCGAGCTTCCGGACGCCCGGGAGCGGGCCCCACTCGCCCTTGTAGTGGCGCAGCAGCGGAAAGAACCCGATCGCCCGGAGCGCGGCGTCGACGTCGAACCGGAGCCCGCGCTCGGCCCCGTTCGCGAGGTCGGCCAGGTGGCGCTCGCAGGCCTTCCGGACGAGCCGACCGGCGACGATCCGGCCGGCCGTGACGTCGAGCGCGTACTGCGTGACGGGATCCGCTCGAGGCGCCTCGCCGTCCCGCCGCCGCCGCCGCGCCGGCGCGAGCGGTGCGAGCTCGGTCATGTCGCGCGGACGAACCGCCAGCGGCCAGCAGCCTGCTCGAGCCGGACGCTGTGGCGCCAGCGGGCCCGGTCAGGCCGGAACGCGAGCCGCTCCTCGAGGAGGAACGCCGACCAGAAGAGGCGCGGCCCGCGGCAGCGGTCGATCATCCCGAGCCCGCCATCCAGGCGTCCAGCGGATCGGCGCTGCCGGCCGGGTTTCGGAACCCCTCGCGGGATCCCGGCGACAGGCCGAGCTCGCGCGCCAGGCGGACCATGAGGTCGACGTTATCCCGGGCGATCTGGTGGAGCGGATTCTTGATGAGGTCGCCCCGGCGAGCGCCCCGGATGAGCGCCCCGGTCGCGGCGAGGTCGCGAGCGGCGCTGACGTACCGCGCGACCGCCTCGCAGTAGGCCCGTAGCAGCGGCGCGTCGACCGCCGTGATGATCCCGGTCGCCCCGAAGTCGAGCATCACGCGGCGCCAGACACGAGCCGCGTCCGGGCTCATGTCGGCCGGCATGACCGGCCGCCGGCTCCGCGGCTTCGGAGCGTCCTCGTTCAGCCGGCTCTTCTTCCGCTCGCCGTGGAGGAGCTTCAGCTTCGTCGGGAGCTTCTGCGGCCCGCGTTCACCCATCGCGATCGTCGGCCTCGTCCCGGTCCGTGGCCCGGTCGATCGCCCGCTCGAGGCGCTCGGCGAATGGGCTCGCCGCGACGCGCATGTCGTCCTCGAGCTGGCGGAGCTCCCAGACGAGGAGCCGGAACTCCTCGACGTCGGCGATCCGGACGACGAGGACCGCCTCGACCCTAGCCATCGACGCGCTCCGCGGTCCGGCCCGTGAACGCCTCCCAGCGGTCGATCGCGACCTGAGCGTAGACCGGGTCGATCTCCATCGCGAACGCGCGGCGGCCCGTCTGCGCAGCGGCGATGACCGTCGTCCCGGATCCCACGAACGGATCGTAGACCGTCGCGCCCTTCTCGGAGCCGAGCTCGAGCGCCTTCGCGACGAGCTCGGTCGGCTTCATGGTCGGGTGTTCCCGGCTCGCCGCCGGCCGCGGGATCTCCCAGGCCGTGTCCAGGCGGCGACCGCCGAGGTAGATGTGGCGCTCGCCCTCGCGCCAGCCGTACGCGATCGAGCTGGCATCCCGGCCCTGGCCGAGATCGCCCTCGCCGACGAGAACGTTCTCGTGGCGGTAGTGCATGTCGGAGTGGCCCAGGACGAACCGATCCTTAACCCAGACGACGAGCTCGTGGAGGTGCCAGCCGGCATCGTCGATCGCCTCGAGGAACGCCCGGAGCGCGGGCCCCGCCGGCGCCGCGATCCAGAACACGCCGCCCGCCCGGAGCGGCGCCAGGCCGAGCGCGCCAGCGAGGAGCGCCCGCGTGGCGGCCGGGCTGAGCGCGTCGTTCGTGAGCTGGAGCGCCTCTTCGGTCCCGCCGGTGTAGTCGACGCCGTAGGGCGGATCGGTCCAGACGACGTCGAGCTCGGAGCCGGCGAGGAGGCGCGCGACGTCCCGGCTCTCGGTGGCATCGCCGATGAGGAGCCGGTGCTCGCCGAGGAGCCAGAGCTCGCCGCGGGCGACCGTCGGGACGCGCGCCGGCGGGAGCTTGTCGGGATCGGTCTCGCCGACCGCCCGGCCCTCGGGCCCGCCGAGGTCGACGAGGAGGCGCGCCAGGCCGGCGTCGGCGACCCGGACCTCGGCCAGGAGCTCGGACAGCTGGACCCGGTCGGTGCCGGCCATCGCGCTGATCGGATCGAGCGTGGCCAGGATGAGCTGCTCCTCGGCGTCGGTGAGCTCGACGTACAGGACCGGCACCGACTCGCCGAGCGTCAGCGCCTCCTCGACCCGGGCATGCCCGTCGACGACGTGGCCGGTCGTCCGGTTGACGATGACTTGCTGAACCCAACCGACCTCGGCGAGCGAGCCCCGGATCGCGTTCCGCTGAGCCCCGCCGTGGGTCCGCCAATTGCGTGGGTTCGCGAGGAGCTCGTCGGCCGGCACGACGCCCTGGCCGACGATCCGATTCCGCCAGCGCGCCGGCGCCTCGTCCGTCGTCATCGCGGCACCCAGGCCGTGACTTGGACCGGGATCCCGTCGGGCCCGAGCTCGAACGTCGCCCGGTAGTCGCCGAACTCGAGGACCGCCGACGTCCGGCTGACGCGCTCGATCGCTCGGTAGATCGTCCGCCGGCTGACGCCGTACTGGCGCTCGAGCGCCTCGACCGCGACCCCGTGCTGGCGCGCGAGCCGGACAGCCTCCTCCTGCGGCGGCGACAGGCGCCGCAGGTACTTGCCGTTCAGCCAGGTGAGCTTC